ACCGCATCTTCTCATACAGTACAGCGACGGTCTTGCGTCTGTATCCATAAAAGTCTTTCGGGTTCATCGGGATATATTTTTCTTTACTGATTTTCCTGTAACTTTTCCGGTGTAGGATATTCTCAATAACCATATCCGCTATCACCGTGTTCTTCGGGCAAGCTGACAAGGCGGCACCGGAAAGCAGGTATCCGTACTCTGCCGGAAAGTCTTTTAACATCGTATTCAGTTTTTCAATGTCATCTGCCGGAATACCATAGTCTTCCAGCTTTTTATTCCTTGTCAGCATACCGTTCTCCTTTCTATTCGTCTGGGTGGTGCTTATCGTACATGATCGCTGCACATGCAAGACCGGCCACTCCGACTATGATTCCAAGGGTGAATCCTAATAAGAATGTAATCATGATTCGTCCTCCCTATAGCGCTCCGGCAATTCCATCCAGGCGTTGACATATAAATCATTACCTAAACAAGATATTAAATCGTCACCGGCGTAAAAAATGCCGTTGCCATCTTTATCTCTTTCACATCTTCCGATTATTGGGATTGAGTAATTCGCAAAAGAGAGAAGAATATAATCATCTGTTTCTGGCAATCTCTCACTAACAGGAATCCAACCATTTTCTTTCTCGTCCTCTTCCAGGTCAGCCAGAAGCTGCTCAATCATATCTTGAATAACTTTGACATACACCCCAGCGTATTTGTAGCAGTCCGAATATTTATCCGCGTACTGCATTAATCTTTCTTTGATATGTATCATATTATTCCATCCTTTCTCAATGCCCGCTTCTTACCATGCAAAACAACAGTTCTGTCATGGATCTTTTTCTTGAACCATTGTGTCCACACTTCAAAATAACTGATAATCTCCATTTCTCCACATCTTCACCTAGTGGTGTTGGGCTTTCAAATTCTTCTGCAACATCTCTCTGATACGGAACTGCAACCATTACTCCCATGTTACCTATTTCCGCGTAACATTCCGGAAAATTCTCACGTATATGTTGGGCAAATTTTCCATTTTTTAAATCAGGTAAAATCTCTTTGTAGCACTCCATTGTTGTCACAAGGTAGTTTTTTTCGCCAATAAAATTTAATCCATTTCCGCTGTAAATATCCTCTTTGCAACTTTTGATTTCATAGCATGCAAATATTCCTTTTTCGATTGCTGAGATAGAGCACTGATTTTCCGGAATAAATTGCATGTAATCTACTCTTCTTGGCTTTCCTGCTGCGTAGCCATAATCAAGGCTTACTTCTCTAGCCCAGTATTTACCTGGACCAGAAAAACGGCTTTTTTCCAACAATCTGCTAAGAAATTTTGTTGTTTCAGATCTTTTCATATTTCCACCTCACTATCCTCTGGCATATAAAACACGGATTCTTTCCCGCTCCAAGCATCATCGTTTTTTACCGACATAAATTTACAATATGCTTCCTGAATCATATCCAGTACTTTCATGGCTTTTTCTTTGATAGAATATTCTCCGAGCAAGCAACACCACCCATAATCTTTTCTTGCGCTTATTACTCCACCTGAAACTTCGATATCAAGTAAAAGTTCAAGTGTAACTAAAAATTCCTTGTTCTGACTTCTGATTAACATTTTGTGCCCTCCTTATCACTTACTCTTCGATTCCACTGCTCTACGGCTTCTTTCTCTGTTTCTCTCCAACGTTCAACCATTCCATCACATTCTGTACAAGCTACAAGATATTCTTTTCTTGAATCGTTATATTCATTAATCAGCATTTCTGCCTTTCCTCCGCAAAACGGACAAGGTTTTAATTCCTCCATTTCCATCCTCACTTTCCATAACTTTTCAGAATTTCTGCAACTGCATTAATGTGTTCTGATAATGCGTCTAAATCTTCATCTTTAATTACTCTCAGCCCACGGCTCGACTTAAAATCTTCAATGGCATATACACCATCTCTGATCTCCTTGAATTTCTTTGCCATTTCACTTTCTTTTATGGCTTCGGAATCATATTTATAAAATGTCTCATATTTATCGTGTTCTCCGAACTTGTCGGTTTCGATTTTGGTTCGTTTAGGAGTTATACGAATGATCTTTGCCGGATACACCATGACGTGTCTAAAACTTGTTCCCCATCCACACCGTACTTCCCTTGCAACTCCAACTACATCTCCGACTTTTAAATCATTTTTATTTATCGGGTTTAATTTTACTATTACCATCCTCTTGCCATCCTCACTTTCCCCATGTAAGCAACTGACACGCTATTGTGCAGTCTTCCATGATTTATTTAAAATAATCTTCAATACTCATCTGCTCATCTGAATTGAACACAATCATTTCATCTTTAGCTCTCTGATAGAAATTTCTATCAATCTCAAATCCATATGCGTTTCTGCCAAGTTCCATGGCTGCTCTCAATGTGCTGCCACTTCCGCAACATGGGTCAATCACTACATCGCCGGGATCGGTAAATATTTCTATTAATCTTTTCAGAACTACTACTGGTTTTTGTGCGGGATGAATTTTAGGAATATCCTTTCCGTCTTTTTCCCACTGAAACCAGTTAAAAACCATCTTTCCAGTACCACGAATAGTCTTTCCGTTTTCATCCGTCTGCGCTCCATTTCTGAACTTTGGAAGCTTATTTCGGTAAAACACAAGTGCGTATTCGGTAGCCCCTACCACACGCATGTTAGCTTTTAGTACCTGCGGGCTGTAATTTTTAATGAACACAAGCGGTATGTAGTGGACGAATCCATGTTTCGCAGCCGCATTGATCAGAGTTTGAATTTGCTCAAATGAACAAAATACGATCATACACGGTGCGTCTGAACTTCTTCCTCTTACCCCTGCCTTTTTAGGCTCTTTCCTCAACATCTTTGAACAAAAATGAAAATATTCATACAAATTAAAGTTGAAATCAGAGTTGAAAGCTGCTTTTCCAGCTAATTTACTTTCGCCGTTCTTATTATCTCCGCCCGTGTACCACATTGGATTGCT